AGTGAATCATCTCAACAAATTGTAGATAAATTACTTTCACAAAATTTTGTAGAAACGGATAAAATTAATATAGATTATTCTAATTTTTCTAACTTTATAAAATATAGTAGTGCAGTTGAAAGACTAGCAAACTTTAAGTATAAAAAAGAATTAGCAGAATATTACACAGATAGAATAGGATATTTAAACGAACAAACACAAAGTATTAATGTAATACAGGATGTAACAAAATATTCTGAAAAATTATCTACATTAGTAAGTGGATTTGATGGTTTTGAAAATAATTTAGTAAGTGGTACATTAATATTTACAGCAGATAGTGCATCTTATGAATCATTTCCTGGTGGTAGATTTAATTTATTAAGTGGAGAATATGCGTTTAGTAATGATGGTACAACTTATATTAATAATCCAAATCCAACACTTAATAATTGGTATTTAGGTACAATGGATTCCGCATCGGTTTATGATAATATGAATCTTAATGCATTAAAAAATAATATTCCACAATTCATAAGTGAAGATGAAAATAATTCAGATTATTTATTATTTTTAGATATGGTGGGAAACCACTTTGATATTCTTTGGAGTTATATTAAAGGTATGACTGACCAAAGAATGATTACAGAAAATAATTCATATGGTATTAATGATGAATTACTTTATAACTACTTGGAATCATTTAGTTGGGATGCTAAGAATTTAAATTCAAATAAAAATCTATGGGGATATTTGTTTGGGCAAGATGGTAAGGGGGTTGATGTATTAAATAATGCAGATGGTTATAAAATTACACCGGAACAATATACAAAAACAATTTGGAGAAGAATTGCAAATAATTTACCTTATTTATTAAAACATAAAGGTTCTAAGCGTGGTATAAAAGCATTGATGAGTTCGTATGGTATTCCACAATCAATGTTAACTATAATGGAGTTTGGTGGACCTGTTGTAGATGATGCAGCACCTTCTACCTTTACATATGAAACATTAAGTTCTACATTAGTATTTAATACAGGTTCATATTTAACATCTAGTTGGAGTGGTGCACCGCAAGCAATTGAATTTAGAGTTAAACCAACATATTCATCATCCGTAGATTTAGTAAGTGGTAGTGGATTTAAATTATTTATAAGTGGTGGTGCAAATACAACTAATCAAATTGGTAGTTTACAATTAAAAGTAAATGGAACAACAATTTTATCATCATCAGCATATTCATTCTTTGATGGTAATTTTCATTCTATATTAGTAAATAATCAAAATGGTGTATATAAAGCATATTATGGATATGCTGAAAAAGATAGAATAGTAAAACAAGGAAGTGTAACTGGTAATGGTACATTAGCTTGGAATAGTGGTTCTCAAATTGTATTTGGTAATTTTAATGGAGAAATGGATGAAGTTAGAATATGGAAAACTGCATTAAGTTCTTCTGTGTTTGATATACATGTATTAGGTAGTGAAGTTATTGTAGGAAATACAATAAAAAGTTCTACTGAAGATTTATTATTAAGATTAGATTTTGAATATCCACACTCTTTATATCCATCTGGTTCTGAAATTTCTAAAATTAAAAACGTAGCACCTATTGCAACTTATATGAATGATGTAAGTGCAAGTGGATTTATTTCAGCATCACAATATAATAGTAGTTCTTCACAACATTGGAATTACAAATATATAGATAAAGATGTAACAATCACTTTACCAAATACAGGTGCTAATAGGTTATCAAATGATAAAATTAGATTTGAATCACAAACATTAATTAGTGACTTATCTCCTGTAAAAAGAGCAACTAAAAAATCATTTGAAACTGCTAAAATGGATTCAAATAGAGTGGGTATATTTTTCTCACCTAATAAAGATTTAGATTTAGATATTGCAAAATCATTGGGCGGTGGAAGTTTAGATGATTATATTGGTGACCCGTCGGATGATTATAAGAATAGTTATAAAGACTTAGATACACTTAGAGAATATTATTTTGAAAGAGTATCACAAAGAAACATTTATGATTTTATTAAATTGATTAAATTTTTTGATAAATCATTCTTTGTTAATCTTAAAGAAATGTTACCCGCTAGAGCAAAGGTAACAGAAGGATTATTGATAGCACCACACTTTTTAGAAAGAAGTAAAGTTAAAAGAAATAAACCAACGGCTATTAATGAACAATATGAAGGAACAATAACCGATACTCAAATTACAAATTTAACTAGTGAATTTGATGTATTAAATACTAACTTAAGTTTGTCGGGTTCGTTAGAAAATATTAGTGGAATAAATGAAGGATATGATGTATTTTTAACTGCTTCAAATGTTTATAATTTTAATGGTGAATACGATACATATAATGCAACTATTGATGATATTATAGTAGATATAGCAAGTGGTGAGTATGATACATATGAAAGTGAAATCGATTATAGAAGAACTAATCCTACAATAACAACTGAATTTGATTTGTTTTCCGCGGGTCAAATTGTTGGTATGGATAACAACTATATAAATTATGGATTTAATACTTATTTTAATAATGGTTATGGGAAATATTATTACGAAGAAAATGGTGTATTTAAATCAAAAGGAGTTAGAGCATTTTTAGTAACAAAACAAAATACAGTTCTTACTCAATTAACTACAAATGGTATAAGTGGTAGTGAAGCAAATGTAATAACATCATCGTATTCACAAGAATTAATAGTTCAAGATTTTAATTCAAGTGTAGGATTATCCGTAGGTGGAAATATTATTGCAATAGCAACGGCTAGTGGATATTTACCAACTCACCATATTTATAAGGGAGAAAAACATACTGGTACTCAGAATTTATTTTATAATGGTTCTAAACAAACTACTTATACTACAATAGATGGTAAAGCGGCAGTTGTAACATTTACAACTAACCCAACTACATTAAGAGTAACCGCACAAGGTAGAAGTAATAACGAACCAATATTAGAAGTTGATTAAAAATAATGTAAAGAAAAAATATTTTATATATTTATAAAAGAATAATAAACAAACTATGGCATACTTAGATAACACAACAATTACAGTCGATGCTATCCTTACCAAAAAAGGTAGAGAGAAATTAGCAGCTGGACAACCTTTAGCAATTAGTCAATTTGCATTAGGTGATGATGAGATTGATTACGAATTATATGATCCGGGACATCCAAAAGGTTCTGCATATTATGATAATGCAATTTTACATACTCCAATTTTGGAAGCATCTCCTGATGAAACTCAAGCGTTAAAATATAAATTAGTAACATTACCAAAAAATACAACAAGAATACCACAAGTATCATTAAATGTTGCAGGTATTGCAGCTAAAACAACGGGTGGACAATATCCAATTAATCCATCAACATCTCCAGCAGGAAATATGAATGGTGGATATACTGCTGTTTTGGGTAATAAAAATGCAGGTAGTATTGTAGGAGCAGGTTTAACAAACGTAACTACTACAACAAATACTTTCAGTAATAGTGTAACTGCAACCGCTGAAGTTGTAAAGGGATTAACATTTACATTTATTCCTAATAGTTCATTGACTTCAACATTAACAACAACATTGACTATATTTGGTAACGAAACTGGTGGTAGTGTAACTATACCTGTAACCGTTACATATACAGTAGCATAAAAATATAATAAAAGAATATGGCAACTTTAGGTACAAATACCGGAACACAATTAACCAATGATTTAGCAACATATCTTAACCAACAAAAGCAATCAGCTAATGGGGTTATTGATACTAATCAATTGGCAACTATTATTAATACTTACCTTACAACCGGTGAGCAATTAGTAGCAGAAACTGGAGTAACAACAAACTCAGTATACAAAAAATTCAATACAACTGATATTGTAACTGCTAAAAATGAAATCGTAACAACTGGATTGTGGAGTAATGGTAGTGGAAGTTTACAATCTTTCTATACTAGTTCAACTACATCTATTGCAGGTGCAAGTGGTTCAACAACGGCTAATTACTATTTCAATGTGTATGGTTCATCAAATACTGGTTCAGCACCTGTTGAATTTTCAGTAGCATATGGACATATTTATGGTAGTGGTTCGGCAACATATGCAAACAATCCATCTACAACTTTTGCAACTAAAGCAACATATTTTCAATACAGAGCTTTATTAACAGATACAGCAGAAACTACATTTAATTTTTATTCTGCTAGTACACCTGATGCATATTCTGCAAATGAGATTTATGTAATTAATGTAGCTCGTTCCAATTATAGAGAAAGAATGGATGCTGGGAATTGGCAGATTACATTGAGTGGTTCTAATGGTTTATTTACTTTTATAGATAATAGTGGTGAAAAATTCAATACTACAAATAGTGGTACAAATGAATATAATATTGTAAGTGGTACATTAAATTTAGGACAAAATATTGATTCTGTTATAAACACATATACCGCATCTAATAAACAAGGATATGGTAAATTCTATCCTGATTATGGTATTTTAGTATTTAATCCTGGTGCTTTAAGTTCTATGGTTGGTACTGAATTAGGAACATCAAATTTATCAATCGATAATTACGAACAAAAAGATTTTTTAAACGCAATTAAAGGTGGTGCTAATTTTGAAGCAAGAAGAATTGAAAACGTATCAACTGCACATTACTTTGTAAGAGTTAACAATAGAGAATTTAACTTTTCTAATAACCCTACGTTTGTAGATGCAACTGGTTCAATGGCTAATCCTACTTTTAAAGCAGACCCATATGTATATCCTACTACGGTTGGTTTATACAATGATGCAAATGAATTAATTGCAGTAGCTAAAACATCTCAACCAATTGCTAAATCTATCAGTAAGGAATTATTATTGAAAGTTAAATTAGATTTCTAATAAAAAGATTTGTTTGGGAGTATCGTAGGACAAA